GGCACGCGGGACGGCGCACCGGCTGCACTGAAGGCACCGCCAATGTTGAAAAGCATCTGCGTCAGCGCATCGCTTTTTGCCTTATCGACTGCCTGCTGCGACATCAGGCCAAGTTCGGCAATTTTACTCAAATCCATTAGAACAAACTCCCGAGCCACTTGAAGGCCCCAAGGTCATTGGCTGTTTTGGCAATGCCCGCAATGTTCGCGACGTTCGCAACCCCCTGCTGCGTCGGGTTCGAGAAGTAAGGCGTATTGGTCGTGCCGGTGCTGCCAAGCGTGCCGCCTCGCGTCAGCGCGGCATATTCGGCCAGACGATGCGCCGCTTCGTTTTGCAAGAAATCGTGACGCGCCATATCGCCGCGCAACACCTCGCCGGCCTTTGCTTCGCGAGCGCCACCGTATCCGAGCAAGCGGTTGATATCGTCGTAGTCCGCCCCCGCCGTTCCCGGTGCCATCCCCGCCGCAGCTAGACGGATGCGCTCCCGCTGATTCGCTAAGTCGCCAAGCCTACCGGCTGCTGTCGTTTGTTGGTTACGCTCGAATTGACCCGCTTGCGTCAATCCTCCCATCGCCGCCAACCGTGTGCGCGCCTCGTTGTCTGCGATATTCGCAAGGGTAGATTTTGCCGCTTCCTGACGCGCTCGTTCAGCTTCAAAGTTTTGCGCGTAAGCCGGGGCCAGCGCTGACGTTATCGCGCCAACATTCGCGCCACTCCCCAACCTACCCGCTCGACTATATTGCCCCTGCACGCGGTCGATGGCAGGTTGCAACGCGGCATCTAGGTACGGATTGCCTGCGTTCAAAAAATCACCGCGAGCCGTTTCCTCAAGCCGCGCGGTGGCCGGGTTGGCGTACCCGGTCAACGAGGCGTATGGGCTGTCAGGATTTAGAAAGTCGCCCGCCGTCGCCTTTTCTAGATACCCCGCTGCCGGGTTGGCAAAATCCATCGCACCGCTGACGGCACCTTGCGCCTGACCAATTAGCGGGTTCCCTGCCGCTGCACGCGCCTCCCCCGCGCCCAACCCGGCAAGGGTCGGGGCCGAAAAATCGGTATACGTTTTCCCTGGGAAAAAACTGCGCGGCTGCTCGAAGAGGTTTTGACCCTCGTTCAACACCCGCGTCAGATGCGGCAGCGCATACGCAGGCGGTTCCGCCGTAGAAGTCTGCGCGACGGTCGTCACTTCGTCGCCGCCGCCGAATAAATCTCCGATAAAACTCATAATTTCCTCGCCATGACTGTCGCCATTTCATCGTAGCCCAAAGCCTTGCTCCACCCGCGACGCCCGATGATCGTCGCCCTGGTGCAGCCGTTTTGTTTCGCGCCCCCACTGACGCGCTTTTCAATTTCGCGTAGTTCGTCTAGATCGCCGCCAGCGAGCCAGTAATGCAGTTGCCGACCGGCGGGCAATTCCATCTCCTGCGTCACCACCGCGCAGCGGCCACCGACATGCAGCGCCGCCTTGCCGTCTTCAACCATTTGCAAAACATCATCGACCGTGTGCGTGTTGCCGCAGTGGTCAAGCGCATCTTGGATGAATTGCCTAACCGATGACGGCGTAGGCATAAGACCGCGTTGTCGCCGCAGATGCGTGCGTGATCGTGAAGCTGTTTTTGCTGCGCGCCGAAACCCAGATATTTTCCGACGCCGCATCGCTTGTTGTCGGCATAAACAGGATCACGCTGTCGCCGCCGACGCGGTAATCAGAAACTGTTGTAGTTGTGGCCGAGTTCGTCAGCGTAACCGTGCCGGTCGCATTCAGTTTGCCTTGCAAAATATTGTTGACGATTTCCGATGTTTCCCGCGCATCAGAAAACGGCGTCAACGCGCGGAAACTAGTCGTTGCCATCAGCGCAATCCTGTCGCGCGAGCGTCAACGTCAACGCCTTGCGCCTGATCCCAGATACCGGTGATGTTTAAACGTATCCGGTGATAGCGGCCCTCGCTGCGAACTGGAACAAACCCCTCTGCCGTAACGCTGGCAGCCGTCGAAAAAGTAACATCATCGTTAAGAAGAGAACGGCTTCCGATTTGGGCGGTAACCGTAGGGTCTTGTCCGGTTACGAACGGCACGACAGTATTTACCAGTGATCTGTTTTTACCAACCTGAAACTCGCCCGTGTCGATAACTGCCGCTAAACGATCTCCGGTAAACGCCTGCACTTTCTTGTCCTTGGCGGCTGCGAAAAAATACCGCCCACCCATATACATCGGACTGTCTAAACTCGCGGGCAATGTTTCAATGCTGGACGAAATATTGTCCAACCCTTCCAGCGAATAACCAGCGGTGAAAAGCGGGGCCAGTGCATCACAGCTAACGACTGCGCGGCTCCATCGGTTGAGAATATAATTATAAATTAGTAACTCATCGTTTGACCCGTCCGAAGAATCAACGGATGGGTATGCCCAAACGACTATTTGATGTACCGGATCAATAGCCGAAGATACGTTTTCTAGATTTGCCGACTTAAATCGGTCTAGGAAATATCGGTTAACTTTTTCTGCGCCAATCGGAATAAGCTGCGAACCGGACAGCATGTAAAACCCATCGTCGCTCAAGAAAAATACTGTGCTGCCAATCGACGCTACAGACCCCGGCACGCTACAGCCGCGAGAGGTGCTGATTTTGTCGAATTGGTAAATCAGCGGAGCGCCAACAAATTGGCCTCTGACGATGCCCTTTGAAAATAACGCTATTGCGTATTCGCCGCCCACCAATCCGGTACAGTCGCCCATGTCCATAACGTCTTGATAACCCGAGAGTCCGGTCCCTACCGTCCAACCCGTAGCACTGTTGATTGCGCTCCACCGCAACCTGTAAGGTTTAATTCCATCACTGTCGTTGGTGTGCGCGACCATGACCTGATCGCGAATCGTCGCAATATATTTTCCCTTTGGTGGGCTACCGGCTAAATCCGCGAAAACAGGCGTTCCGCCTGCTACCGCCGACTGAATAGTGTCGTCAAAATTAGTCGCTAAAATCGTCTCCCCGAATTGCGTAAAATTCCAACGATCATCGGAGGTGGTAGAATATCCACCGCTTTTTGATTTATCGGTTAGCGACGAGTCTGGGGTGTTGAAGAGGTAAAGTTTTGCCTGATCGCCAACATATAAAGACGCGCTCCCGTCATCGTCTTTGGCCGCAAACATACCGCGAATGTCATTCGTAGTAGCTCCGCTAACCGCGCCCAAATCTTGAAAGCTGGTATAACCCTTTTGCGCCGGGATGACGTTTTTGGCCTCGGTCGCACCGGCATTTTCAAATGCTGGTTGATCCGGTAGCCACTCCTGAAAATTTATCATGCCGCCAAATCCCAAGTCTCGCCGCCGTCGCTTGCGGGCGTCCACGTTTCAGACCCCGCCGCGACTTCGCTCCACGTTTCCGATCCAATCGTGACCGGGGTCCATGCTTCCGATCCCGGTGCGACTTCGGACCAACTCTCGCCGCCCGCCGTCGTTTCACCCCAGGCTTCGCCCAGCTTCTCCGCCGTCACGCTCGTCGTGATTGCCAGTGATGGCGCTGCAACTGCGGCACCGACCATGATGGCGTTGCCGCTCACGCTTGCAGATATATCAACCGCCGACACAACGACCGGGACGGCAATCGCGCTGGTGCTTTCGGTCAGCGCTATCGCAGCCGTGCCGCTCGCCGCCTGGACGCGCGTTGCAATCGTTGCCTGCGTGATGGCGATGCTGACCGACGCCGCCATCGAAACGGTAAATCGTGCGGTTGCCGAAACAGACGCCGCGCCCGTGACTGCCGCCGCGCCAGACATGACGCCGATGGCGTTAGTCGACTCCGACGCGGAAATTGATACCGCCGCAGCGACACGCTGAAGCCGCTTAACGTCTGCCGTCGCACTCGCGGATACGGATACCGCCGCAGCGACACGCTGGAGCCGCTTAACGTCTGCCGTTGCGGTCGCGGATACGGATACCGCAGCCGCGCCTTCGAACAGATTTAGGTCGTCAAGCTGTTCGAGCGTCCCGTAAGCGTCGAGATCATCCATCGACCCCCAGGCATCAAGCTGCTCAAGGGTCGGCCCAAGAATTTCAGCCATGTTAGGCGGCTGTTATATCCAAGTCGCCCGCGTTGATCCGCAGGATATCGCCTGTCGTGATCGTCTTCGCTGCGCTGAATGCGCCGTGGATTAGCAAATTTCCGCTCGTTGATGCGTCGAAAATTCCAAAATGGGACAGGGCGCCCCAGCTCCCGGTCGCGGCATCGAATTCCACCGTGCCGCTGTTCGAGGTGGTGCCGGAAGACGCTGCGGAAAAGGTCGCTGCCTTGCGTGCGTAATTATTTCCGCTCAATTCGGTGCCGCTATTGTCGTCGCCGAAGCTGCCAGTAGACAGGCCGACATAGACGTTGGTCGGCATAGTGTACGCACCGGTTCCGAGTATGT